GGGCTGAGTCGAGTCCGTACACCCGAAGGATATCGACGAAGGGCAGCGACACGTCAGTGTTCAGCTCGGTGCCAGTGTCACCCAGCTTGAAGACTAGCTCGTCAGTGACCGACACTACATCCTCCCAGCCAATTCCCAGCCCAGCATTTCAGCCTGCGCACGTGCGTCAAGTTCCTGTGTGTTGACGGTAATGTTGTTGTGGATGACCTTGGTGGGATTCGTGTCCGTCAATGCGCTCCGAGCATCTTCCACACCCCCCACACGGCCTTGGTCAACAGGAACCATTGCTTGTGGCCGCAAGCCAAGGAACGAGTCGTTGCCGAACATCGCATCGGCCATCGTCCTCTTGTAGCCGAGGATGTAGCCTTCTGCTGACTGTGAGCCAAGTACCATCATCCGACGGCTTGGTGAACCAATTTCCAGTACGTCCTTCAGCATGCCGACTGCGTTCTCACCGAAGTCGCTGATCTCTGCCAAGGCGTTCGTGAACTTACTCTTCATACCCTGGATAAAGCCACCGATGAAGTCCTCACCGACGTCGTACAGCCACCCAGGAACACCACGGAAGAAGGCTGGGACGTCCACGGTGAAGAAGACCGTGATGGCTGTCATCGCACCTGTGAACTGCTCGCGAATCCAGCCGTAGAAGTCACGTGCCTGGTTGTACAGGAACTGGATGCCTTCCCAGATCTTGCCGAAGACCCAAATGACGCCCTGTACGATCTCGACAAGAAGAACGAACGCGGCAACCACTGCCATGATGCCAAGCACAAGTGGTCCGATAAACGCCATCGCCAACACACCAGTGATGACCGCTGCAACGATGGCTGCCCACTTGCCAAACTGAATCAGGAACTCGATGACGGGCATCATCGATTCCTTGTTGCGCCCCCACCACTCAGTAAGTGCCCGGATGGCAGGGATGATGATGTTGTTGATGATGTCGCCAATGAACTGGAAGCCTTCCTTGGCGATGCTAACGAGGATTCTACCAGCTTCCTCGATCTTCGGCTTCATGCGGTCCCAGACTTCGTTCCGGAACTCGTTGAAAGCCGGCAGGACCTTCTCTTCGAACAGCTTCGCCAGGTTCTTGAGCGGTGGGAGCAAGTGCTCCTTGAACGCCTTGGCAATGTCACGTCCTGTGTTAAGGACGATGCTACCAAGCGACTTGACATCTTCCCACAAGTCCTTGACGATTTGCCTGAAGGTGCTGCTGACTTGCCAAGCGACGGCGAAGCTTGTAACCAAGAAGGTGATGGCTGCGACTAGGGCGCCAACGATAGCGACCATCGGTGCCATAACCGACCAAGTGGCTGCCAGCGAGGCAATAAAGACAGCCATGAGACCGATGCCAGTGAGGATGACACCGAACACAACTGCCAGGATTGAACCCCAGAGCAGGAACTGGGCAATCGTGTCTTTGACGCTCTGCGGCAGCCTGTCGAACCAGTCAAGCCCACGTTCGATGGTGCTGAGCAACCGGTTGAAGGCCGGAAGTAGTGCCTCGCCAATAGATTCCTTTACAATGGCGAACTTGTTGGCGAGGATTTGTGACCGCATAGCCGTCGTGTCGGCCATCATTGCGTAGGCGTTCTCGAACGCGCCTGTGTCGCCCGTCATTTCCGAAAGCATCAGGTCGAGTGTCTCAAGACCAGATTCAGTCAGAAGCAGTGTCTGCAGGAACTTGCGTGCCTGGATAGTGCTACCGGCACCGCGGAAGACATCGAGGATAGTCTCGACGCGCTCTGCCTCAGGTATGTCACGCAGAACATCACGGAACTGCCGAATAACCTCGTTGAAGGGTCTAAGTGACCCATCTGCGTTCCTGATTTCGATGCCGAGCTCTTCCATCCGCTCGACAGCTGTCGGGTTTGAGAATGCGTCAAAGGCACGTGCAACAGCCGTCGCCGACTGTGCTGCCGGAATACCAAATCGGGTCGATGCTGCGAGGGCCGCGAGCATCTGCTCCAGCGACTGGCTTGCTCGAACAGCCGACGGCGAAACGCTGCCGATGCGTGCCGTCCACTCTTCGTACGAGCCAATACCTTCCTGGACTAGCTGGAACTGCAAGTCAAGAACTCGGTTCACTTCCTCGACAGGGATAGTGAACGCGTTCATGATACCGATAGTGGCACGTGAAGCTGCCTGGATGTCCGTCTGACCGGCAACAGCTGCCTTAGCAAACGCCTCCAACAGAAGCTCGGCACCCATAACGTCGACTTCCATCGACGAGAAGATGTCGAACAACGCGCTCTGAACCGACATGAACGGAATGGCGAAGTTGCGTGCGATGTCCTTACCAACATCGGCAATCTGCCGCAGGTTACCGTCGAAGTGGTCGATCTGGGTTGCTGTGAGTCTAACTTGCCGCTCGTACTCAACGGCAGAGTCGATCAGGTTATTCATCGTAGCGAATCCCGCAACACCCACGAAGCCAAATGCGACACCGATAGTCTCTAGTGCGACACCTGTCTGTGTTAGAGTGTTCGTAAAGTGCGAGAAGCGTTGCGTGTTCCGCGTGATGAGTGTAGCTTGCCGGTCGTAGTCCTGTGCCTGCCTTTCGAGGGCTGTGGCCTCTGACTGTAGAGCAGCAATGGCAGACTGACGTCCAGCAAGAACAGCCTTGGAAGCGCCGGCTTCCCTCAAGCGAGCCACTTCCAACCGCTTGACAGCGATCTCGGTTCGCTTGAGGGCCGCCTCTTCGCGTACGGCGTCGGCACGAGCTTTCAGTGCCGCAATACGTGCAGCAGTACCTGTACGGACAAGTTCCTGAGCGAAGCGCTGGAGGTTACGTGTTCCCTCGTCACGAACGCGAAGAGCCAAGTACAGCTCGCGTGTGCTGAGCGACACGGTTCACCTCCGGTTGCGCATTGCCTTCAACTTCGCATCCAACTCGGCACGCTTGGCGTTCATGCGGTTGTTCTCCATCGACTGGGCTTCAGCATCCGCATCGAACACCGCTTGGAACAAGTGCATTAGATATGAATCTTGGTCGAGAAGTCCGCCAGAGTCGGGCAGTGTGCCCAGTTTCTCACACACCCGAACGAGCTTTAGGACTTCTCGGGCATCGTACTCGATGGGACGTTGGAGGACGATTCCGGCGCGGAGCCGGAAGGTGAGTTTTTTACCTCCTCGTCCTCCTCGAAGTTGTTCAGCTTGTCCATCCGGGACGAGATTTCCTCGCCGATCTGCGCCGCCAGTAGCTCGACGTCCTGCTGGTTCTTGAAGTTGAGCGGCCGGATGGGACAGCTGCACTTGCCGGCATAGCAGTCGCTCTGCTCGGTGTGCTGCTGGTGTTCGAGGTTGTGCTCCAGGATCAGGTTGGCGAACTCCCAAAGCTGAACCTGCTTCTGCATCATGTTGATCTCGCCGACAGCGTCCTTATCCACCTTGTTGGACAGGATCCGCATCTTGCCGGAGAGTTCCGCACGAGACAGCTTCTCGCCGTAGGTCATACGTCGTACGATGACGTATCCCCCCGGACAACTTGTCAGGTCGATCCTCTCGGTCTTCTTGACCAGGGTTGCAACTGGCACTCTTCGTTCCTCCCTCAGGAACAAGACCCACCTAAACCAAATGGGCCAACCAATGTCTACCAGATAGACTCGAGTTAGACCTACAGAGGTCCAAGCTATACATAGAGCTACGAGGTTTAGGGTGTTCATCAGTCTATCTCGAGTCTATCTGGTCTAACAGCTCGTCTCAGGTAAAAGTAACCCTTAGCGAGCTTACGGTGTGATGTCGGCCTGCGTCTTCACGGCAATCTCGAACGCCTTCTGAGGCGAACCGCTGTCGAGGACTGCCTGGTAGTTAATCTGCGCCCGCAGCAGATCGCCTTGACCAGACAAACCGACTTCGTAGGATTCCTTGATTGCGGCCGGGATCAGCATCGTGATGCTGTTGTTGGCCCCCTTCGACGCGATCAAGGTGATGCTCTGAGCCGTCACTGCCTTGAAGGCGTCGTAGTCAGTTCGCGTCAGGAAGTCGCGTGCCATCATCAGCGTTGTGGCACGCTCTCCGAGCTTGATGAAGTCCGCTCCGCGTCCGGTGTTCTTCAACCGGAACTGCGGCTCGCCGCCATCGTCGACCGTGAACTCGAACGAGTCGGTGTCCGTTACCGGTGTGGCTGTCGGCACCTGGATTGCGTAGGTACCCATGCCGTACGGTGTGGTTGTCGGCCACGACGGAGTCGGAGCTGACTGCGTCGCTTCGCTGCGACCGATGATGGACACCGTGAAGATCAGGATGCCCTCGGCGATGCTGAACTTGTAGCCCGCCACCACACACCCGGTGTAGGCGAACACCTCGCCGTTGCGCACGATCGTGATAGAGAGCGTCTCCGCCGGCACAGCATCGGCGTTGCCGGTGAACGTGTACGTGAAGTTCACCGCGCCGGACTTTACCACATCCAGTCGTGCTGCGTGCAGGAAGTACGCCACGAGGTCCTCGCGAGCGTCCATCTCGATGTCGCCAGCCGGGTGCTCGTTGCCGGCGACCGCATTGACGATGTCGACTGTCTGCCGGATCGGGCGACGGAACTGCGTCTCCTCCTGCATCGTGATCGACTCGTTGTTGATTGGCGCGAACACCGTTGCGGCTTCGAACGTGCCAGATGTCGCCTCGAGAGCGACGCCGACGATGCCTCCACCACCAATGCCAGGACTGGTCACTCCTCATCCCCTCCTGTCAGCATCGTGAACTCGAGACCGGGCAGTTCGTGCTCTCCCGGAGGAATTCCACGGTAGGCGAAGAAGGCCTCGACCTCCTCCTTCGTGAACGTCCGTGTCTCACCTTTGGCGAACACAGCCAGACCGTCCACGGTTTGTGCCCTGTCGGATGTTACTTCGATCTTCATGCTTGACCTCCTCACGGGCCAAATCGTAGGCTGGTCTTGGATATACCTTGCCAGGTCAATCGACACGACCTGTACAAGCGACTTTGCTTAACCGTGTACCCAGACAAGTTTTCCATCACGAAGCCGTGGATAATGATATCGGAGCCTGGTGAGGCCGTCTGCAACTGTAACGTTGTGTGCAGCAAGTCCTCGATGTCGCCCGAGAGAGCATCAGCTTCGGCTCGTGTAGCTTGGAGCTCTTGCACCTTGTACACATACACGAGTACGGCGACCGTGAACGTGTTCTGCACCATGTCCGGTGCACCAACAATTGACCTGTTAACCGTGACAGGCTCCACGCAAACAGTTCGCGCGTGAGGCACTATCTCCTGATCGCCGTAGAAGACATCGTCTACAGTCAACGGAACCTTTTGAGCTTCGATCAGGTCCTTGATGCGTTCCGAGACAATATCAAGTCTGTGGGTGTGGGCCACGGGCACCTCCCGGATGGAACTTGCCCAAGCGTACGATCAGCTCGTCCATCCAGTCGTAGAACACTTGCTGGATGTCCGTGATGTCCTTGTCTTGGTACACCACAAACCGTCGCTGAGGAATCTCAACAGAACCCTTACCGACACGCGGACCGCGCGCCAGCAGTGCCTGGTCAAAGATGTCCCAAGCCTTACGTTGGACAGCTAACCTGGAAGCTTCCGTACCCAAGAGCTGAACGGCTCGCCGTTGGTACGGCTTGAACCACGACGTACCAGAAGCACCAAGCGCGCCATAGCCTTCTTGGTGCACGTTTCCGTACCACACCTGAGGCGGCAGCTGCTTGATGACGGCAGAAACCTTGTTGATGGACCAGATTGAGAAAGACGTCGCAGTATCGCGAAGTCGGCCTGACCGCACCAAGATTGGCTTGGGTCCGTAACCCTTCTTGAGCCGATGCTTCTCGATCGTAGTCTGCGCCAAAGGTGTCCACGTAGGACGTCCACCCTGACGGAAGTTCTGCGAGATCGACGGGATCATAACCTGACCAATGGACTTGGTCAGTGGAACAGTGAAGTCGGACAATCCCATTGCGAGGTCCCTAAGGTCCTTCGCAACAATGGCGATCGAGGGCTGAAATTCGAAGTTGTCGACATTAGCACCAAATCGAATTCGGCCAATGATGCGCCCGATTTGATCAGGGGTGGGACCCGTCATGTGGATACCCCCCTTAGAATGTCATGCCCATCGAGAAGGCAGCCGGGCCAAGTGAAGGGTCCGCGGTCGTCGGACACTGTGAGGATGAAGTGTCAGTCGGGTAAAACGAAGGTGTTCCCGCCTCGCCACCTTCACCCGGAATTTCTATCGTACCGTCAACAAGGCCGGCGATCAACATTTCCGCATTCTCACGGAGGCGATCAGACCAAGCACTACCTTCGACGATGTCTTCGCTGTACTGACGATCATAGAGGAAGGCTACGTAGAGTTTGGAGATGGCCGTGCGAACAATCTTCGGCGTGTTGCTGTCAGTTGTCCACCCTGTTGTGTCGTACGACACTCCAACTCTACGTAGCACTTCCTCTTCGATGTGCGCGAGCAACTCGGTGTCGAGGCTGACGATGGTGAGCTTGGTTTGCTCCGCCCACGCCTGTGCCTCAGCCACCGTGATCCGCGCCATGGCGACTACTCCTTGTTCTCGCCGGAACCGCCGTCAGGCGGGTCGGTG